CTCCCGCCCGCTGAGCCGCTTCGCCTTCGACGTCGTCCTGGCTCCATGTGCCGCTCGACGTGGCAGAGGTTGGTCGCCACGGCCCCTGGACGGCAGAGGCCGTGGCAGGGTCGATCTTACGATCCGGCGCATAGAACTGGTGGGTGCAGACGTCGGTGGGATTCAGCCCGAGGCGGCGACAGAGCATGTTCGACAGCAGGAAGTAGGCGTCCATCTGGGCCTGCGGCCAGGCTTCGCCGACGCCGTTGTTGGCAGCTTCGATCGACACCGCGTACGAGTTCATCGAATCCTTGGGAACGTTGCCCTTCGAGAACCCGACCGGCCCGCCCTTGCCGTTGGTGTTCGTCGCCCCGCCCGCGCATACCCACACTTCGCCGTCACGCGCCAGGAGTAGGTTGCTGATCGGTGCATCCGGGGAGTTGTGACAGATGTATGCCGCGTCGTTGGCCGGAGTGGTTGTGGACGCGGTGTGATGCCACATCACGCACCACGGACGCCCGGATTCGTACCCGCCTGACGATCTGGCTCTGTGCTGCCAACCGTCCACTTCCACCACGCTGAGTCCTTCGGCGCGGCACCAGTCGGCGAGTTGGGTGAGGTAGACGCTACCCATGACGTGACCGCTCCCTGAGCACCGGCAGGTCTTCGAACAACTGATCGACACGCAACTGCTGACGCTCGTTCAACTGTTCGTAGATGCGTCGGTAGCGACCGGCACGCTGTTCGATGACACCGATCAGATCATCCAAGTGATCGTTGCCGGTCTCACGGTCGAGCAGGTCGAGCCGCCGACGCAGGTTGACCACCATGTCGCGCGGATCGTCGTCGACATCCCATGCATCTTCCGGTTCGTAGTCGCCGAAGTCGGTCACTTCTTGCCCTTGCGGGCCTGGCTGGCTTTGATCGCTCGGCCCTGCTTGGCAGCCTTGGCCTTGGTCTTGTAGGTCTTGCCAACGGAGCCGTACTTGTAGCCCCCCTTGGTCTTGTGCACCGGCATCTCAGCCTCCCATTGCTTGCATCGCCTTGGCGCGATCCTGCTGTTCGAAGAAGCGCCGTGCGGCCTCACCTTGCATCTGATCCTGGCTGATCGTACGTCCCGGCACTCCGAGCCCGAACCGCAACCACGATTCCAGCAACCGATCAGGGTCGCTGGTCGAACCACCGGCGACGCCAGGGAACAACCGCATCTGACGATCGAGCAACGGGTTCAACGAACGCAGCGCGTTGACCGCCGAGTCCTTGGTGTAGAAGTCGCCGGTCTCGGGGTTGCGCTTGGCGCCGCCGACGAGCGACATCAGCATCGCCGGAATCGTCATCGCCGCGTTGGCCTTGGTCACGTCGGTCTCGTCGTACTGACGCCCGGTGAAGAAGTCCTGGTTGGTCAGGAACTCAGCCGGTGCCGTGAACGCCGGGTTGAAGTCGCTCAGCACCTGCGCCGGGTTCTCGCCACCGAGCGCACCGGCGACGCGCTGGATGTCGTCCTGCAGCCGCAGGTGCGGCAGGTCGGGCGACGCCGCGATCGGCATACCGGCAGGCGGGCCGATGATCGGCACCTTCGACAACCACTCCGGCGTCTTCAAGCCGGTGTCGAACCCGCCTGCTTCGGCGATGTACTCGGGGAAGAACTCGGGCGGCTCAGCCGCGAAGTTGCGAGCGAACGACTGGAAGTGCAGGTACGAGCGGGGCTTCATCCACATCTGCGTGAACTGCAGCGGCACGTTGCGCGACATGAACGTCCAGAACGGGATCAGCCGCTTCATCTGCTCGTCGAACTTGGAGACCTGGCTGTAGTCGAAGTGGATGCGCGTGATCCGGTTCATCGCCTCGTTCAGCGTGCCACCGTGCCGCGTCGTGTTGAGGCCGAGCGCGAGGCGCGCCGGGCCCTCCACCCAATCCTGACCAAAGCGCTGGCTGCCACGCGTGAACATATTGTTGAACGCACGCTCGCTGCGACGTGCCGTTCCCGCCGCACGCGACACGCCGGTCTCGGTGAACTGCGATGCACCCGATGCGAACGTTGCCCGGAAGGCATCCTGAACCGGCGGCGATTGGCGTTCCAGCCACGCCAGCGGATCGTCGGCGTTGGCGTACTTGCGCCACAGTCGCAGCGCCCAATACTGCTCCTGCACGGTGACGCTCTCGGACGAGTTCATGAAGAACGCCGACAACGCATTGCGAACGTGGAAGCCGGGCGACATCGTCGCATAGGTCTTGAAGAAATTGGTGTACGCGGTCAGGAAGCGACCAAATATCTTCGAGTCCAACTGTTCGGCGACGCTGAAATACAGGTGCTTCAAGTCCTTCTCGATGACGAAGTCGCCGCCCTCATAGATGTATTCCAGGTCGGACTTCAAGTGCGCCTTCAACACCGGCGCCAACTCGCCACGCTGGGCTGCCTTCAACATCGTGTCCAGCTTGTGGGCGGGCAGGTCCAACTCGGTGGTGAGCCGATCGAGTGCTTCCTCGTGGGCGTAGAGCGCAGCGGCGATGCGGCCCATCAGCGGGTCGTCGCCGGTCGGGTTGGCAGCCAGCACCTTGTCGATGTCGCTGATCGTGCGGTGCAGCGGCTGCACTTCGTACGGCAGCAGATTCCCGGCGGCGACCTCGTCCAGCTTCGAGCCGAACGGCACGCCCTTGCGCTTGCCTTCCAGCGCCGCGGTCGCCTTCGTCGGCTTCGACAGCGGCTTGGCTTTCTCGGAGATTTCGGCGTGGCGGACGCGCGCCGCTTCCTGATCCTGCAGCGCCTTGGTGTAGTTGGTGCGGACCTTGGTATTGGCCTCGTCGATACTGGCGGCAATCTCGTTCAAGCGCTCACGGGTGACCTGTGTGCGGCGTACCTGGCCGCGTGCCCCGGCGATCTTCGGGCGTACGGCGGCAGCTTCCTCCAACGCGACCCCCGCGGTCTGGGTCTCGGCACGACCGAGCGCGGCGCGTGCCGTCTTCTCGCCGGTGATCGTCTCGGCGATCTGCGGGACGTATTCCTCAGCCACCTTCTGCTGCACCGCGGCCTGGTCGCGGGCCTGGTTGATCAGCGCCGTGCCGTGCGCTTCGAGTTCACCGAAGAACGGATGACGCTCGGGCGGCTTGGGCAGATTGCGCTCAATCTCGGCCAGCTTCTTCTGCAGTTCCTTCTGCGTGGCTGTGGCCTTCTCGACACGCGCCACGGTGCGCGGGTTGTCAGCGATCCATTGGCGCGCCTCGGCCAGTTCGCGGGTCAGCTTCTGGCTGATCCCGCCCGGCGTCTCGGCTTCCACCATTGCCTTGGCTTCCGCCAACGTCGCCGCCTGTCGCCCTACATCTGATGTAGGCGGCGCGGCCTTGGTGCGGATCATCTTGCCTGCCTGCGCCTTGGCGGCGTCGAGCGAGGCAGCGTTGGTGACATTGCCGTCCGGGTCGGTGATCCGCCACACCCGCTGGCGGGCCTTGCCGCCTTCGGGCAGGATGCGGTCGATCTTCCAGTCGCCGCGCGTGTACCTGCCGCCCTCTACCTGCGTCCACTCCCTGGGAACCGTCGCCCGTACGGCAGGCGCCACCGGCTCAACTTCGCCAGGACCGAGCACACGCCACGCTGATTTGCCGCCGTCTTCGGGGGTGACGCGCTTGATCCGCCATTCGCCCAGGATGTGCTCACCCTTGGACCGCTTCCATATCGGCTTCTCTGCTTTCTGGGCCTGTGGAAGCTGCGCCTCGATCGACGATGCGCGGCGCTTCAACGCCAGATACTTCTTCGATTTGTCGGTCGCCAGCGTGCGCTCGGCGGCATCGAGCGCGGCCTGGTCGACGTCTTCCAGCGCGGCAGTCACGGGCGGCGTCGCCTGGAACTCGGCTTCGCGGGCGAGCGCCTGCTGCCAGTCGTTGAGGTCAATCTCAGTTTGCTTGGCACGCGCCTCGGCGTTGGGCACGCTGACGTGCTGGCCGTAGACATCCTCGGCGAAGTTGTTGATCCATTCCTCTTGCTTCTTGTAGTCCTGCAGTTCCTTGACGATCGCCGTCAACGGATGCTCGGTGCGCTGGCTGCGCAGATTGCCGCGCTGGATGCGCAGGTTGTGGACTTCCGCCGCGATCTGATTCGCCTCTTGAATCAGCATCCGCCGATCGGCTTCGGCGTCGGACTTGGCGAAGCCGGTCATGCGACCGATCTTGGCGTCGATCTTGCGAATCTCGTCGAGCAGGTCAGCGTGGTCGCCCATCTTGCGGCTCAGCAGCCGCTGCACTTCCTCGTCCTGCTGAATGATCTGCTGGTACGCCTCTAACTCACCGTTCTGGGAAGCGACGTGCATCGCTTCCTGGGCGGCACGCGCGTCGCCGGGTTCGATGTAGCGCCAGCGCGGCTTGGGGTTGTCGGGGCGCTTCATCGCTCGCCGGATGCGTTCCTCGCGTGCGATGCGCCTGCTCTTTGTAGCGTTCACCGCCGCCCGGTCGCGAGCGTTGGTCAGGTCACGGGTGCGCAACTCCGGGCGCTTCGTCATGACCTCTTTGGCCTGGCGACGTGCGGTGAACTCGGCGCCTTTGGCGCGCTCGGTGGCAGCCTCGAACTCGGTTTCCAGCCGCGCCCGTTCGGCACGAACCTGATCGAGCGCCTCACGCAACTCGTCGACGGTGTACTTCGAACGCGACTTGATCCGACGTTGCGTGCCCGAGCGCAACCCACCGATGCGACGCAGCAGTTGGCGTTCTTCCTGCTCGGATTCAGCGATCGCCTTGGCGATCTGGGTGGCGTTGTGTTCCAGACGCTGCCCGGCGCGCACGGCGTTGAAGATTTCGTTGCTGGCCTGCGACCCGGCGCGGCGTGCTGCCGCCTTCTCCTGAGCGATCGGCGCCCAGACCTGCTCACCCAACGTGTCGAGCGCCCCGGCGACACGGGTGCGCTCCGCTTCACCGGCGAACTGCAGGTCTTTCAGGATGGCCCGCTGCTCGTTGCCCTTCTTGCGCGAGAACTTGCGGTTGCGTGACTCGGTCTTGCGGGTGTCGGTCTTCCACTCGAAGAAGTCGGTGTCTTCCGGCTTCGGCTTCGGGTTCTCGACCGCCATCCAGCGTTCCGGCTCGCCTTCGACGCTGGACGCCACCGGCACACGACCGCCGACCGGGTCGTAGCGACCAGGGATCGCGCCGGTACGTCCCCGGAACCCGGCGAGACCGGTCTCGGTGCCGAACTTGGCAGCGGTGCGCCGGGCAACATCGCGCTTGGTCGATTCGACGTAGCGCCGCCAGGCGGCGACCGGGTCCTGTTCGTACAGCGAGCCTTCGAAGCCGTGGGCGCGCAGGTAGCCGCCCAGCTTGTCTTCCAACTCCGACAGCGAGCCGTTGACGATTTCGATTTCCTGGCCGGGCTCCTTGCCGAGCTTCAACACCAGCGGCTCGACGCTGCCATCGGGCAGGGTGGTCGGCTTCAACCGGCGGCGCAGCAGGAAGCCGCCTTCTTCGAGCAGGTCGGTGTCCTTGATGCCGACGACGCGGCGGAACGTGTCGACCGCCGGGTTCTCGCCCTTCTTCAACTTGTTCATCCAGCGGAACGCGTCGCGGCTCATGACGTGGGGGACGACGTAGCCCTCCAACTCGGGCATTTCTTCGGCACCCGCCGCCACACCTGCTTCGCGCATCCGCTGCGGCATCGCCGTCAAGATGTTCTGCTCGCCGCCTTCTTCGGCGGCACGCACCATCGCCTGGCGTTCCTCCAACGGCGTGTCTTTCAGTTCGCGTGCCAGGTTGTCGACGAAGCGGGCACCGACCGAGCCGAACGTGTTGCCTGCGACACGCTCGACCTGATTGATTTCCAGCGCGCCCAGCGCCTGGTCGGCGGTCATCGTCCCCTTGCCTGCGATGAGGCGCTCCATCGCCTTACGCATGTCCTGGTTGAGATAGCCACGCGGCACCGACAGGGCACGCGCGCCACGACCCAGCGGCCCGGCGCTGATCGCACCCTTGACCGGGCCCAGCGCCCGTGAGATGCCGTAGCTGATGTTCTCGGTGCCGGGCAGGATCGGACCCTTGTGGCCGAGACGGATGCCGTGCTCCAACGTCGGGCTCATCGCCTGCAGTTGCTCGCGGTTGGCGACGTTGACGCCGCGGCGCATGATCTTCTCGGCTGCCTCGTCGCCACCGAGGCGGGCCACCCGTGCGGCATCGTCGGCTGCCCCGGTGCGTGCCAGCGTCTCGGCCGCTTCCCGCTGGGCCCGGCGCAACGTGGCGACGTAGTCAGCCCGTGCGGCCTTGCCTGCGACCGCCCCGGTGCCACCGATCAGGTAGGTGAACGGATCAGCGGCAACGTCGCCACCGAAGCCGAGCACGTTCTTCCAGGCGGCGTTGTTGTGGGGCGCGCCCTCGGCGAAGGCGGGTTCGACGATCGACTCCTTGAAGCCTTTGCGGCCCTTGATGTCAGACCACAGGTCGCCCCAATCCCAGCCTTCTTCGCCTTCCTCGCGGATCGGCGTGTACTCAACGCCGGGCAGCCCAGCCAACGCCTTGTTGAAGCCCTCGGCAACATCGGTGTCGAGCGCCTGACGGATCGTGGCGGTGACCGCGCCGCGGGGATAGTCGAGCGCCGCCAGCGGCAGCATCGCCGCCTTGCCCGCCTTGCCGATCACCCAGCCGAGCCCACCCAGGCCACCGCCTTCGGACTGCGGCTGAGCGCGTGCCGCACCGGCGGTTGCCATCAACCCCGGCGAGGCCATGATCCGATCTGCCAGTGAGCCACCGCCCGCCCCAGCGGCAGGGGGTCGCCGCGGAGGCGGGGCGGGCTGACCGCGTGGCGGCAGGAAGGTGACACCTTGGCGTCGGCGGTACTGCTCACGCGCTGACTGTGCGAGCGGCGAGGCCACGGATCACCGCCCCGGCAGGCGCGGGTATTGCCACGGCATCCCCGGTTGCCCGGCTGCACCGGAGGCGTAGAACGGCTGCATCTTCTGTTGGAAGACGTCGTTGATCGGCGTCCTGCCCGAACGGGCAAGTGCCAACTGCGGGGCCAACGCCATCGCCAACTGCAAGCTGGCGGCACCGGCTTCCTGGCGACGACGCTTGACGTCTTCACCCCGACTGCGGCGGCTACCGATCTGGGCCTTCGGGTTGTCTTCCGGGCCCGGCCGACGACTGCCCCCGAACTTCGAGTTGATCAGATTGCTGAGCCCACGCATCTGGCCTTCGACCAAGTTCTCCTTGAACGGCTCCGAGTACGTCGACAGTCGTGGACGGTTGGGATGCTCCAACGCTGCCATGGATTGATTCAGCGATCCGCCGAGTCCCGGTGCCATCCCCGTCGAGAAGGCGTCGGGAACCTCGTCGCCACCACCCCATCCGAACATGCCGCCGATTGCCTTTGCAGCCGATGCTGCGGGACGTGCCAACGGACTGATCATCGACAGTGGATCAGCGCCTGCCGCCGCCAGCACCGGGCTCAACGCGCCGAGGCCGGTCCTGACACCACTGGACATCTCGGGCATCCCGCCACCAGGCGGGGCCTGGGGCACGCCGCCTTCCTGGCCGGTATTGCGCACACCGCCTTCCAGAATCTGATTGAGTAGTGCTCGTTGGCCCGCGGCGGCGTCTGCGTTGGGGACGTCGCCGCGACCACTGGCTGCCGACATCTGGCTCATGTAGTCGCGCAGACCCGTCGCCGCCGCCTGCCCGGTCGGCGCCATGCGCGCCCCGTAGTCCTGCATCTGGCCGCTGTAGCGATCGAGTTGACGCTGATCCTGTTCGAGATTGCGCTTGCGCGTCGCTTCCTCGCCGACGAATGACTGCAGCGCCTTGCGAGCGTCCTTCAAGCGCGACTCGCTGTTGGAGATGCGCTCCATCATCCGCATCGTCTCGGTCGGGTTCTGCTTGGCGTAATACTCGGCGCCGTACTCGTCACGCGGGTCGGGGATGCCGGTCTTCTGCAGGAACTCCTGCAACGCCGAAGGCTTCTCCGACGTCGTGTAGGCGCGACCCATCTCGTCGTACTCGATGCCGGGCTGCATCAACTGCGCGCGCTCGGCAATCACCGGCTTCGCCATGTCCGCGGCCATCTTGCCCAGCGCTGCCCAATCCGGTGCTTCTTCCTGTCCGAAGCCACCCGGTTTCTGGGTCATCGTCGACGGAATCTGCGAGCGCCAGGTGTTGCGTTCTTCCTCCGACATGCCGCCCGCGACCTGATCGGGGTTCTCGATCGCGGCGCGGATCGACGCCGCGGCAGCGAGCGGCGACATGCCGTTCATGATCAACTTCGCAATCTCGCCTTCGACGCCACCCATCTGCGCCTGGATCGCCAACTCCTGCTCGGCGCGCAACTCCAACGGCTTGCGCTCGGTGATCGGATCGAACGCTTCCGGCGTCGTCGAGCCGAGACCCGACAGCAGCGTCCAGATCGGATCGTCGAAGCTGCCGTAGACGTCCTGCTGGGCGTTGCGAATCTTGCCCTGGTAGTCGATGTCGTAGGGCTCCAACTTGCCCTTCGACGTCAACGACGGCTGCAGCAGCGACATCACCTGCTGATACATCAAAGGGTCCATCTGCGGCTGCATCCCCATCGGGCCCGGCATCTGCGGCATCGGCATTCCTGGCGCGGGCATGTAGCCCTGGGTCGGGTAGCCACCGGCGTCGGGCATGATGAACTGCTGCATCGCCCACAACGACGGATCGACCTGCGGGTAGTAGTCGCCGTATTCGTCGTTGCTCATGACATGCTCCCCCACGGCACGGTGCCCGCCCCCGGCAGCGTCATGCCGGGCGGCAACGCCCCGACCAACTGCATGAAGGCGTTGAGCGTGTCCTGATTCCATTGGTTCTGGGTGCCGACGTTGGTGTCACCGACCGTGTTGCGGCGCGTCCAGTTCTGCATCGCTTCCTGACCGGCGGTCGAGAACATCGCGTCCTGCAGACGCTGATCGAAGGCGGTCTTGCCTTTCGCCTCGGCCATGTTGACGCCGAGGTTGAGCATGTTGCCTTCGAGTCCGAGGTTCTGATCGAACGTCGTGCGGTCACCTTGCAGGGCGCGCATGTTGCCCGCCATCCGCGACTGATCGACGCCAGCAAGCATCGCCAACGTGTTCTGCATCGCCCGGTCGGCCTGCACACCTTCGGCGTTGGTGGCACCGACCTGGCTGGGGTTGACGCCATTGGCCTGCATCATCCGCGCCATCGCGTTCTGTAGGTCAGGATTGTTGGTCTGCAAGCCACCTTCGAACGGATTGACATAGCGGGCGAGTTCGCCCTGAGCCTGATCGAACGCGGTGTTGCCGCGATTGCGGATGCCCTCGATGCCGGTGGCGACGCCCTGGCGAGCAACGCCGTACTGGCTCGGGTCCCATTTCATGTACTCGCTCGGGTCGGGCAGATCGAGCGCCTCGTAGGCAATGTCCTTCGGCTTGCCCTTGCCGATGATTGACGACAGGTAGTCGAACGTCGCCTGATCCATGCCAACCGGTCCACCACCACCGCCACCGCCACCACCGCCACCGCGGCCTCCACCACCGCTGCTGCCGCCACCCATGAACGGCAACGGCGTGCCGTACGGCTGCATCCCAGCGGCTTGGTCGTACGGCACGCCTTCGCCGTGCAGCTTGAACTGCATCGCCGCCTTCTGAGCGGGGGTCATGTTGGCCGAACCGGGAACCTGATCCTCCCACCAGTAGGTGGTCTGCAGATTCATGTAACCGGGCTGGCCGTTGGCCTGATAGGCGGTGGTGTTGCGACCGGGCCCGGTCAACGCCGGGCGCGTCTTGCCGCCGAGCGTGGCGTTCGCCGGGCGCGTCGGGTTGCCGCCCGAGTAGTAGGCGGGCATCCCGGTCGGGCCGTAGTTGGTCTGGGTCTTCTTGGCATTGGCGAGCGCGGCTGCCCGCGCCCGTGCGGCGGCTGCCGCCTTGATCGAAGTGGGAACGCCCCAAGCCATCAGATGCCTCCTACGAGATTGCGCAGGTACTCCAACGCCTGGGCGTCGTTGGCGATCTGTGCGGCTTTCTCGGCCTCAATGTCCATCAATGATTGCTGACGGAACGCCCCGAGGCGCTGATCATTCAGATCGAACTGCTGTTGCTCCTGCGTCAAGTCCTGCTGGGCCCGCCCGTACTGCTGGGCATAGTCACCGAGGTAGTTGGTCATCGCCTGACGCTGGACGCCAGATCGGATGCCGGGCCCGGCGAGGTTGCGCTGCCCGAACTGCGCTCGATATCCGGGGTAGCCGCGCTGGAAGTTCTGGGTCATGTCGCCGAGCGTGCGCTGCCCGCGCTGCTGGCCGAGGAAGCGACCGTAGGCGTTGGTCGCCGCCTGATTGCCGTAGTCGTACTCGACCGCGTTCTTCTGACGCTCGTAGTTCCCAGCGTTGTACGGCGAGTAGGTCGCCATCAGCCGATCCTGATGATGTGGTTGACCACGATGTAGGGCGGCAGGTTGGCGTTCGTCGCTGCAACACCCGCATTGTTGGTACCCGGCGCCTCGCCGTAGACGCCGTGGCTGTGGACGTTGGTGCGATCCATCCAGCCGGTGTTGTTGATGCTGGGACCATCGGTGTTGTCGCGGTTGGCGTTCGTGGTTTGCTGATGACCGCCGCCCGGCAGGGTGTCGTTGAGCACCGCCGTCTCGCGCAGCGAGAACTCCAACGGGGCGCCGCCCGACTGCCAAGTCGTATTGGTCCGCGCCCAGGCACCACCAACGCCCTGCCCAGCAGGGATGTTGGCGTGGGCGATGTCGTAGCCGCGGCGCACATTGCTGTCGTGGCTGTGCTGGACGTAGTGCTGGTGGTTCTGCAGATCGTGCAGGTGATTGGTGTCAACGACCGTGGTTGCGCCACTGTGGTTGTGATTGTTGACGACGTGCGAGTGAGTTGGCAGCGTCGCATCGCGAGCCGTCATCGCGTTCTTCGCACCCATCACACCGAACGAAGCATCGCCGCCCAGGAATCCGACTGCCACTCTGCCACGCGTGTCAGGCAGGTTGAACAAATCGCCGGAGCCACCGAAGGCATAGCCAATGGTGTTGAACAGCGCGACGAAGGCGGGGTCGGTCTTGTTCTTCTGTGCGCCGTCACACAGCGCCCAGCCAGCGGGCGCTACGGGCCCGCCGAAGGCCATCATCATTCCCACCGGCAGCAGCGCGTCGACGTAGCTCTTGGGCGCCGCGTGGGCGGGCAACGTCGGCGGCGTACCGAGCAGACTGAGCGGCGCTTCCATCGCCACCGAGCCGTCACGATGGACAAGATCAGTGGCGGTGTAATCCTCGATCGCCTGGAAGTTCCAGTCGACGTCGATGGCGTTGACCGGCGTGTCATTCAAGATGTTGCGCAGCGGATTCATTGCTGTCATCAGATGCCCCTATGTCGTCAGTTCGCGCAGGTTGACTTTGAGCACGATCGCATCGACGCCCCACGGCAACGCCAGCGTGTGATCGTCGGGCTGGAACTCCAACTGGATCGCTCGTGCCCATCCCAACGATGCACCGCGTGACGCCGGGTTGGCAACCGAGGGACGCACCAACACATCACCGGATCGCTCGTTGACACCCGCGCCCCACAGCGTCCCGTCGTTCCAGTCAGCGCCACCGCCTTTCGGGTCGGCGGCACCCAGCGCACGCCAGAACGAACCGCCCCCGGAGACGACGTGGTAGACGTGCGAACGGCGCTCGCTGTTGGGGTTGTAGTTCCAGAATGTCGAAACCCGCACGCGCGAGTTGGACGGCAACACGCGGGCGATGTAGCGGGGACGTAGAAACGATTTCTGACGTTCCGGCCATCCGGCATCCTGCCAACTGGTGCGGTAGCGACAGTGGTAACCGATCGCCGGTTGACCTTGGATGAGGATGTCGCCAGCGATGTCAGGTTGGCGCTCGACGGCGAGCACACCAGCAACGCCGACGCAGCCGCACGTCACCACCAACGGGTATTCGGCGGCAATGTCGGAGTACTCGACGGTGCAGGCGATCGTGCCGTGCGCTGGCTTGTGACGAATCCAAGCGGCGTGCTCGGGGTCGTAGACCAGGACCGAACCATGTGAGGCGGTGGTGTCGTCGGCCTCCCATTCCCACGGCAGCGAGCACCACAGCCGACGACCCATCCAACTCAGCCAGATATCGACGCCGTTGGTGAGGTTGTCGAGCACCCAGCGCTGGTTACCACCGATTTCCCTGGGGGCCTGGCCGCTGTAGGCGTAGATGCCGTTACGACCGGTCGACGAGAAGAAATAGATCGAATCCTCGGAGCGCGTCACGCACGTCGGCGAGGGCGCACCGACCGACGACGAGACCTTGACCAACTGCCACGAGTCGGCGTCGTAGCCGTACAGCGCCCACACCGAGTCGATCTTGAAGATCAGCAGGTGGTCGCTGTAGGAACGGATGGCGGTGATCGCCCCGCCGCCCTGCTCGATGTCGATGTAATCGTCCTTGGCCCAATCCTCTGGCTCATCGGTGTGCGACCAGCGCACCCGGTTCGGATAGAGCACCGAGTCTTCCTGGGTGTTGGCAGCGAAGATGTAGCCGCCGTGTGGTTCGAGATGCTCGCAGCGCGGCATCACGCCGTGCAGCGGAGTCGTGTAGTTGTTGTTCCAGTTCGCCGACCCGGCTGCAGCTACCGCTGCCCCGAGATTGCCCGCTGCTGGCTGATTGGTCACCTTCCAGCAGGGGTTGCCCCGTCCGCACGCGAGGTACACGACGTTGCCCCATGCAGCAGGGTCGGCGAGATGTGGAACAGCGCCGCACACGGCGCCGAGGTCAACGAACGGAGCGTTGGGACCGCCCGCCCAGACCTTGTTGGCGTTGGTGATGAACACCGAGAACGTGCCGTTCGAGTACGGATGCAACTGCGCATTGCGGGGACGCCAGTTCGTCGCCGGGGTGGCAACGATGTCGGACGGGTTCCAACGCGTCCAGCCGGGTCGGGTGTAGAAGCCACCGAACGGATCGACTTCCATGTTGAGCATTCCCGGCGATTCGTTCGCCTTCAACTGGAAATCCGAACGCGTCGTATTCACGCCGCCGGTGAAATCCGTCAGGTTTATCGTCTGCAGCCGATTGCTCACGGCGGCGTCGTCACGATGAAGCCAGTAGGCACGAACTCGCTGCCGTAGTACGCCGAGACCGAGCCACCCATGATCAACGGACGGTGGTGGACGGGCTCCATGATCGCCCGCCGCGCCAGTTCGACGTCAGCCTGCCAGCGTCCCATGTAGATCGCCTCCAACTGCGCGTCTTCCTGCTGGGCGTAGGCGAGCGCCACCGCGAAATGGCTGATCGGCATGTGCAGCCGGGGATCGCAGTCGGGACTGCCATCAGCGATCCAGTTCAACGGCTTGCGGTAGCCGCGCAGGATGTACTGGCGCGTCTCGCCAAAGGTGATGGCGGGCCACAAGTTGATGCGCTGGCCCCACACCGAGAACAACAGCGACGCCGTCGTCCCGGCAGCGTTGCCCCAGCCGAAATGACCTTCCGCCCATATCTGGGGGACCAACGACATTCGCACGCCGTTGGTGGTGTCCCACAACCCCATGATCCCCGGCTCGTTGACGTTGCCGGGAAGTTCGAGCGACGTCTCACCGGCGGTCTGCTCGATGTGCCATTCGGTTGCGAGGAACGGCCATTGCGTTTCGGCGTTGAGGGTGCGCTCGTAGCCCTGCTGCAGCCATACGTCGATCGTGCTGTCGGCCAGATCGCCGGGGTCGGTCTGCGTTTGGGTCCGCACGATCGAGCGGAGTTCGGCGACGGTTACCACCCGAACAGATCCTCAGCGGTGACGGCCTTGCCTACATCCGATGTAGATGGCGCAGTTGTAGGGGCAGCGGGTGCCACTTTCCCGCGCTTGGACTTCGCCTTACTTGGTGAAGTCACGTCAGGAGTTGGTGTTGTCGGAGCATTGCTGTGACCAACCGCCTGATACCGCGAGGCGGGCGACACGTTGCGATTGCCAGCGGCGTGGTTGATCGCCTTGTCGGTGGCGCGCGCTCCGCGCTTCGTGCCGTAGAACTCGGCGACCGGCATCGCCGATTCCTTGGTGGCGTTGATCGGTCGCTGGTAGGGGTTGTTCGGCTTGGGCATGACGCCATCCTCTCAGGTCGTCCCCCCGGCCCGAGTTGGGGCGAACCGGGGGGACGAGGAATCAGGGCGCCTTGGCGATGCCGGTCAGCTTGAACAGCCGACGACGGTTGCGCACCGTCAGGTTGCCGTAGGTGGTGATGAACGACACGCGGGCGTCCATCGCCTCTGCCGTGGTGACACCGGGAGCGCCGCCACCCGACACGCCACGAGCGAGTCCGGTGAGGTTGTCGGTGAACGGCGACTGCGTGAAGTTGCGGTCCTTGTGGATCACGAGCCCGATGTACTCGGAGTTGATCCCGTACATCGTGCCCGCCGGGCACTCGGCGTCCCACATCACCGGAGCGTTCTCGAACAGCAGGTTGCGGAACCCGAGGTTGGCCTTGTCGGTATCGGTGTAACGCACCTGTGGCGTCAGCGTCGACTCGTAGAAGCCATACGTCGCCGGGTCGGTGAGGATCAGGTCGATGGTGTCGCCACCGTTGTCGCTGGTCGTCATCACCGCCGTCCGCATCGCCGTTTCGAGACCGGCTGCGTCGACGGCGCCGACCGCCGCCTCGTACGACTTCCACCACGGCTCGGTGGCCGGGTCGATGCCGCCGACCGGCGTGGTTGAGTCGATCGCGGTGTCGAGCGAAATCCAGTCGTTGGCGGGGGTCGCCGAGACGTAGGTGCCGTACAGCATCTTCGCCATCTTCGCCCGCATCGTCAGTTCCGACTGCTTGATCTTGGCTTCGAGCAGGTTGATGCGCTGCTCGCGACCGGAGTTCTGGGCCTCGTCGAGACCGGAGATGATGATGGTCGCGAACCACTGCTTCCACGGGAAGCGGGCAGCCGTCAGCGAGTTCGACGGCTTGACCTGAATCACGTCCCATTCGCCGTAGGTGTCAGCCTGACCCTCGGCGTAGAGCAACGGCTCGATGATTTCGTAGCCGCCATCCGCGATCCGCACCCGCCCGTTGGAGAGCAGGTGTTCGAGCAGCGGATTCTTCTTGAAGATGTTGTCGGTGTAGGTGCCACGCACGTTGTGCATGGTCGAGGTCAGGAGTTCGTCCCAGGTTGCCGGAACGTGTGTGGCGAGAGCCATCGGATGTGCCCCTTCGGGGTTGACCGATCAGCGGCGTCGAGCCTCGACTTCGTCGTAGGCGGCGGCGATCGCATCTCGGTATGACGAGTACGACGGATTCGCAGGAGTCGGCGACCCACCGTTCACACCAGTTCCGTTGCTGACCACCGCAGCCGCTTGCGCCGCTGCCGCTTGACGCTGAGTCTCCGTCTCCTGCTGCTGCGCTGTCGATTCCTGCTGCGCAGACCGCTGGGCTTGGAAAGCCATCGCCTGGTACACCATCGGGAGCATCTCGATGCCCAGCCCCATTTGCATGGTCTGGCCCACGACCGCCCTGATCTGATCGTCGTTCAATCCGTACTGCTGCTGCAGCCCGGTCACCGCGCTTCGTAGCTGATCGTCGGCTTCGCGTTGAGCGATCCGCTGTTCGAGCGCCAGGCGGGCCTGACGTTCGACGGCGATTTCGCGTTCGAGGGGATCGTCGTACTCGGGTTCCGCCTCAGCTTGGGCTGCTGCCTGTTGCTGCGGTGTGAGACCGAGATATTCCTCGACGGTCATGCCTGCCCGTGAGGCAAGCACTTGCATCGTCAACCCAGGGTTCTGCCGCATCGCCTCATGGAGTCGCAGCGCATCTTCATGCTCTCTGCGTTGTTCCGCGATCTGCTGACTGTGGCGAGTGAACGCCGCCTGGCGTTGATATCCCTGCAACGCTTCCGACAGTGGAACCGATATTTCCTCGCCATCTACTTTGACTCGGACATGCCTGCTGGCAAGGTCGTCGTCGATGTCGAGATATTCAGGCTCTGCTACCGCTTGCGATTGTTCGGACTGTTCTGGCGAAGTCTCGGCTTGTCCGCTCGACGCGGGACCGCCCTCAACCGGAGCCTCAGACGAGGCTGGTGCATCACTCACGAGTGCCCCTTTGGATTTGTTCGTGGTGAAGCGGGATCATAGCCCAGGTCAGTAGGGCGGCATTGCCTCCATCGGCGGCGCCTGACCGGGGGGCATCATCTCCATGTCCGGCGGTCCTTGCATCATCTCTGCCGGGAATGGCATCGTCTCCATTCCTGGCGGCGGTCCAGGCGGCAACGGCGGTGGGCCCGGCGGCGGGCCACCGAGTTGCTGCAACGACTGATCGACGCCTTCCGGCGGTGGCGGTGGCGGCGGCTGCTGCACGAAGCGTCCGGCGTCTTTGATCCCGAAGCCCTTGGTGAGCAGTTCCTGATAGAGCGCGGGCATGTTGACGACACCGGCTTCGATGAACGGGATCGAAGCATCGACGATCTGCATGGCCGACTGACGCCGGAACGTCTCGTTGCGCGGTTCGGTCGAGCCGCCCTGCACTTCGAAATCGAACTCGCCTCTGATCCGGTCCTTGTCGAAGTTGACCCAGCCCTTGACCGGCATCGTCACGATCCGAGCAACCTGATCGCCGGTCGTGTACTGCTGCATCAGGCCGACGACGCGTTCAGCAATCTCGCTCAGCACCAGTTCGACCTTGGCGAGACGGTCCTGCGCTCGCGCGTTGGCGGCATCTTGGATCATCGCCGCCTCGGTAGCGGTGCGCCGGATCGCCTGTTGCGGTGAGCCGCGCTGGTAGTCGCTGACACCCGAGACGCGATCCAAGTCGTTGCTGATCATCGCCGACTGATCGAAGAACTCGGCCGGGGTGACGACAGCGGGCACCGGTGACATCGCGGTCGACGGGTCGCCATCGCCCTGGACGGGGATGAACACGTTGTCGCGCTCGGACTGCATTGCTTCGATGCCGTCCTGATCGAAGCGATCCTTGGCATACGTCCACGCCCGCCGAAACTTCTTGCGGTAGTTGAACATCTGCGTGCGGGTCTCGTTCAGTTCGAGTTGCAGGGACTCGATCTGGGCGACGTCGCCGAGCGGATAGAAGTGGTCGGGCACTTCGTAGTTGCGCAGCATCACGAACGGATGCCCGAACGCGTACGGCATCTTGGTCGGCTTGATCAGGTACACCGGCTCATCGCCGTCGTCGCTCGACATCGCGAACGTGCACACCTTGTACCGCTTCAAATCGTAGAACTCGATGATTTCGCAGAAACGGATCGCACCCTGGTTGGGCTTCTCGCTGCTGTCGCGGGCGTCGCCGCTCTTGTCGGTGTCCCAGCGCGACCAGCTACTGCCGGTGACGCGCTTGCGAGCGGTCGGCGAGTAGCGGCTGTCGACCTGCACGTCCTGCACCGGACGCCACGTCCGCTGGGCGATCCAGCGCATCTCTTTCGGATGGCGAGCGTCGGGATCGACGAACATATCGAAGATCGAGATGCGCTCGACGAAGGGGCGATCCTCGTCCCATTGCATCATCTCGGATTCGACGTTGCCCTCTTTGTCTTCGCGGTCGTCGATGCCTTCCTCGGGCCCGGCGTCGACCTCGTCGCCGGTCTGGGTCTCGGTGTCGGCGGGCTTGACCTCTGGCTTCTTCGTCCACTTGTAGCCGACCTTGATCCAG